CGACCGCTTCCAGCCATAGCTACGGTGTGAAAAATCCGACCAGCTTGGAACCCCGCAAACACCCCCGTTGACCCCACGCTTTTGCGAGGGGCGCAACGGGGGTGTTTTTTATGCGGGGTTCCGGCGCTGGCCGGATTTTTCTTGTTGCATGAGCAGCCCACCCCCCCCGCCCCCGCCCTGCGGGGGAGCGAGGAAGCAGCTGCTGAAGGTATTGCAAAAGGAACCACGCCATGATCGCCGCCAACTACCGCAAGCACCCCGCCGCAATGGCGCTGCAGCTCGTGCTCCCGTTCGGCCGCCTGCTGGTGTGGGCGACCGCGCGGCCAACCACCAAGGCCCTGCGCACGATCCGTAGCCTGCGCGGCGCGGCGTTCAAGGCCGCTGGCCGCATCCAGTACCCCGCGCCGCCAACCACGCCCGACTGGGTACGTGAAGCCGCGAAGCGCGCCCGAAAGCTCGCGAAGCAGGTTGCAAAGGCCCAACGACATCTGACCGAGCGCCCCGCGGCGGAACTCACCGGCTACGCAGGCCACGTGGCGTGGTGCCGCGAACAGTTCAACCGCTACAGCTTCACTCTGCATTGAGGTCATTGGCCGCCTGTCTGGAACGACCACTTCGAGCCCGGCTGCACACGAGGTTGCGGCGCTGGTGCCGGCGCAGCCGCGATGCCCGTAGGCGCGCCGGGAGACTTGCCGCCGCTATCGATCAAGACGATGCCGGAAGGCGCAGGAAGGACCGTTTCCGGGCTTTGGCGGGGGATCTGCGGCTGATCAAAGGCCCGACGCTCACCCTCAGCCGCGAAAGCATAGAACGCACCGTGGCGCACGAGGCCTTCGCACATCGCCTGATCGATCGGGTACGGCGTAGCGTCCTGGGTGAAGCACTTGCAGCCCTTCGACGGCATCGAAATGCACGCCGCAGCAACAGGCACACGCTTGGGCTCAGTCAGCTTGTCGTAGACCGGTGCCGTGTGCATCAGACCCTCGATACGCGGCCGGTAACTCGCAGCGTATTCAGCCGGTGTCGATGGACGTTCACGCGTCGCACCTGACGCCCCGGCGACCGACCCGGACGCAGAGGCCGAACCCGCAGCGACGGCAGGCGCCTTATGCGTCCGATCCCACAGCAGCTTGCCCGCCATGTACATCATCGACAGCGCAACGGGCACGCCGAGCACGACCATCCAGAACTGTTTAGGAATCCTGCGCTTGCCGGTGTGCAGCTCAGCGCTGTCGTACCAGTCGTACACCTCTTTCGGCTGACCGCGCATCGTGACCTGCGCCGACTTGCCGGAACCATCTTTCTCGCAGGTGTTGTTGACCGCCGACCACTGAAGGACGCTGGTCATGTTCGACGCACCGAAAGCACGCTTCAGGTGCTGGTGCCAGCCGGGCGAACCCACAAGCTTCGTGACGAAGCTATCGATGTTGCTCGGGTGCTGGGTGAGCAAGAAGAAATCGAAGCCGCGTGCACGATGCTCGGCTAGCTTGCTGACGTAGAGCGGGACCGCCGAGCCATTGGGACGCTTCGGCAGATCGAGGTGACACTCATCCATGAGGAAAATGGTGCCGTCCGGCTCTGCCTGCCAGTCCTTGAAATCGATCAGCTTCCAGCCAAACTCTTTGAGCTTTTCCGGCTTGAGTTTGAAGCGGCCGTTGTAGCAAACGGGGCGCAACTCCTTGAGCTGCATCTCACGCACGTCCTTGAGCGTGAACAGGGTCTTGCAGGAGCCGTTTGCCCCGGTGCGGAGGTACAGCATTACTTGATCATCCAGCGCTTGACCTTGTCGCCAGTGACACCAGTCACCACGGCCCGCGCAATGATCGCGCTGGTGACGATGCTGATGGCCACACCGACCTTCATATACGACAGGAGGTTGACCACATCGGCCCCCATGCCCTGCAACGCTGCGACGGCCTGCGACTTGAGATAACCCAAGCTGGCATTCATGCCGGTGTACGTCGCAACACCGATACCCAGACGGAGCAGCACCTGCCCGGCAATCGATCCAGAGACCCACAGCAGGCCCCGCAACAACAACGCGATGATCAATGGCATGGTTACCCCCTTGTGACGATGCGAGCGCCGAGCAGGAATGCGAAAGCAACGAGAATTTGGCCGAAGATGGCCAGCGGGTCACACAAGACGTTGAAAGGCAAGGCCACGCTGTAGCCGCGCACGCTCACCGTCTTGTTCAAGCTACAGCCGCCACCGCCGAGCGCATCGGAGGTGTCGAAGCTGCCCGAGCCGATACTGAACTCGGCATTGTTCGGGCTGTCCGCCATCACGTTGCCCGTCTTCTGCCCCTCCGCAGTCGCCCAGGTGGACGGCTCGGCATCAGTGCGAAGGACTTCGCAATTGCGCTTGTGCTGTTCCAACGCCATGGCATTGAGGATCGGGTCCTCACCCTTGATGACGAAACCAGCAACACAGTTTCCAGTGAGGCCACCGCCGCCCTCGACGCCCGTTCCCGTCGATGCACAAATCTTGTTGCCAGGGTCCGCATTGCACTTCGCCCCGATGGTCTCTTTTTTCTCATCGACCTTGACGGTGCCAATGATCGCGCCCGTCGCATCGCGGTTGGTCGTTTCCTTCGTGGTCGTGCAAATGCCCGCATTGCACTTCGTCGTTTCCTTCGTCGTTGTGCTGGTGCCGTCCGCGTTCTTTGTCTCAGTGCCTTGGACTCCCTCAATGCCCTTGTCAGGCTCACGCTTGATGCACACGGTCGTACCGTTCAACGAGCCGGGAAAACCATCGGGACAGGGATCCGGATTTGCCTTCGGTTGCGCATCCGTCGCTGGTTCATCCGTGCAGGTCGCCCCCGTTGCAACACCAGTCGCCGACCAATCACGCAACAGCGGGTCACCCTCACGCGGAGCCGCAACAGTATTGTTAAGCGTCATCTGACAGCCCTTCACCGCGTCAGGACCCTCAAATGGCGGGTAGGGCTTGTAGCAAGACGCAGACGGCAACGCCGAAGCAGACCCGATGGTGCCTGTCTGATTGAATGGATTTTTCGCAGCAGCATGCGACTGACAGAACTGTTCAAGCTCACTCAACCGCACTACGCAAGAAGTATGCGTTGGGTCCTCCATATAACCAGAGGCACACTGACACTGCGCGCCGCTCAACGTGCTGTTCGCCGGGCACTGCTGCGCCGCTCTAGTCGCCCCAAACACGAACGCCCCATCTTGCCGCCTCAGCTTGTAACCGGTTGCCGTCGTGCCCACGGTCTCCACCGTATAGCTATTGCTGCCATTGCAACCATTTAACGCGGTGGCGACTGCCTGCGCAGACGCAGTGAACGTGGAGCCGAAATACCAGACGTTGGCTACGCACTGCGACGCACTCTCATAACCAGAAACCTGCGGCACGAGCGCATGAACAGGCATAAAAAACAACGCGAGAAGCGCTGCAACGGTCAGGCGGTAAAGACGAGCCATAGTGCCCCGCAGATCGCAATGATGATGAAGAGTCCCATGACGTTTTGCCTTGTGCGAAGCAGCCAGGTCGAAGTAACAGGCCGCTTTGAACAAGGCACCTGCAGGCGTCCCCGCAGATGCGCTCAGCGGTGGATCAGCTCAGGGCCGAACGCACCCACTTGAAGGCCTTCACAGCGCCGTAGATCAGCAACACGGCCACGCCGATCAGGCCCACGGGAGCGGCTTGCGCGCCGATGTCGGTCACGACTGCGGCGACGTCCACAGCGGCAGCATTTGCGCCACCGACGAGGGTCAGTGCGCCAACGGCCACGAGGCCGCGAATGGTGTTTGCGTTCATGTCGAAATTTCCTTTACTCAGGTTGATTTCCATCGGAAGTACTGAGCGTCTTCAGGACCATGCGAACGGCCCATCCAACAACCCAGACCGCGCTGATGGCGAGCGCGATTTGTGCGCCTTCTTCCAGCGTCAACTGGAGAGGAGGCAAAGAGAGTTCGTGCACCACCGTGACGGTGCACGCAGAGGCGCAATCGATGACGGTGGGGTCAGCCATGGCGTACACGCTTCGGAGCGGTCAACGTGGAGAGAACCCACATGCACGCGATGGCTGAAGGGAGCGCCAGCGTGAACGCGATGGCGTGGAACATCAGGCACCTGCCGCGGCCGGTTGCGGCTTGCCACCCTTCGGAGGCAACGGGGTCAGACCGACCAGCTTCGCCACGATGCGGCCTTGGTTCTCGCCGAAGGACGCGGCTTCGAGGGCGAATGCGCCGGTGTACGTACCGGGCTTCGCGACCTCTTCCAACTGCTTGGGGATGACCAGCACGCCGACCGCCGCCACGGTGCCGTCGTCGTTGATCAGCACGCACTGCGCTTCGGGAATCTTGTACGGCTGACCGGACTTTTTCGAGGTGCCCTCTTTGGTGTTGACCACGAGGATTTGAAGGATGGATTGCATGGTGTGTTCGTCCTGGGAAGACGCAGCCAAATCGACTGCCGGATGCTCGCGTTGGAAACGAGCAACGAGCGGGCGACTCAGCCAGTTAGGCACGCTGCACCGGAGGTGTAGGCAGGGGCAACACACCAGCAACATGCGCAGCGACAGTGAGGCGCTTGCCGGTCAGATCGACGGGGCCAAACGACCGCGACTCCATCCGGGCAAAAGCGGCAGCTTCCTTGGCGTCAGCCCCCCAATACACGCCTATCAGCCGCTCACCATGGTGGACGACGAACGGAAGCCAAGGCTTCGGCTGGACCGGGAATAACTCCGTAACCTCGATCCCGGGGACGCCCGGGGAGAGAGGGAGCGTGCGGCTGTCTGTTTGGTCGCGCATGGATGGCTCCTAAAATGAGCAATCAGCTACTGAAGCAAATTGCTATAGGTAGCAGCCTATCACACACGGAAGCACTTTGCTACACCCCATGGACGTAAAACAACTCATCGAGGCCGCCGCCGAGATCGCAGGCAGCCAAGTCAAGCTGGCAGCACTTCTAGACATGGCTGCACCGACACTGATCCAGATGAAAAACGGCACTAGGCCGTGCAACTGGCGAGTGCGCGGCAAGCTACGGGCAGTCCTGGGAGAAGACCCGACACGCGCCTTCATCACCGCGATGGCGGAAGACCTCGAACAGTCGGAAAGGGAAGACGAGAAACAAGCCGCAGAGGGCTTTAAGGCGATGCTCGCCGCCTTCCCAGAGAATGAAAAAAGCCCCGTCAATCCTGAGATCAACGGGGCTTCATCAACTTGGCGGAACCGGAGGGATTCGAACCCTCGATGAGGCTCTACACCCCATACTCCCTTAGCAGGGGAGCACCTTCGGCCACTCGGTCACAGTTCCT